AGTAATTTAGTACACGTAACATCTAATGGTACAGTTAGCACAAATTCAGCAGCTCAAGGCAAATCTAGTGGCACATTGTATTGGAGAATTCCTGAAAGCGTTAGCGGAACATATGTATATCAATGTCAAAGTCACGCAAGTATGTTTGGTAGTATTATAATTAAAGATCTTTCGAATCTTTAATAATTTTATTTAATTGTTGTCGTAATATAATACCGCGTTCTACATTTTCTCTAACCTTAGTTGGATCAATTGATTTATTAATTACATCGTGAGCTGCATCGATATAATTATATTCACTAAGCAATTTATTTAAAATATTGTTGCATTCTTCTTTAGCACGTTCATTAGTTATACGTTCGATATCTCTTTTGTACTGTGCATAGTCTTTTTTAAATTCACTAGATTGGTTTATTTTTAACATCAGTTTAACCTATAATAATCATCTGCGTTGTTGTTGTTGCTGGTTTCTGCCATAGCACTGTTATCAGCTAAACTTTTAAGAGTAACAGGTAGCAAAGCAGGAACTTCGAATATACTTCCTTCAGGCAATTCTTTAGAATATGCTTTACCGTCTTTAGGGTCAACCCATTGTACTTCAAACTTTCCAGCATTAACAAACCAACTTTTGTGTCGGTCTTTATGAAAATGAAGTCTAGTTTGTTTGCCTTCCTCTTCAAATACTAATATTTTGCTACAATAATATTCATTATCGGTCCAAACAACTTCATATCCGTAATCTGTTTTTATAATGTTATCTTTTTTCATTTATTCCTCTAATAAATCTATAACTTGAAACACAGTTTCTAATTTATTAAGATTAGTTTTATTTTGCAACGTATTGCGTAAACCTTGATGTAACGGTTTGGGCCAATGACTAAAACTCACCCAAGCATAGCCGTCGTGTTCATTATTTAACATAGGCAGAAATTCGTCTTTGATTACAACAAGATATGTATGAAAATTAAATCGTTCATCGTTGGATACAAATGTTTCTAATGGAATTGTTTTTACAAATTTAGGAAGGTCACCAACTTCTTCTTGTATTTCACGAGTTAACGCTTCAAATGGAGTTTCGTCAGTTTCGTTGCCACCGCCTACTAGGCCCCAGGTGCCAGCAGTTTTACCGTTAGCACGATGTAGGAATAAAAATCTTTTTGTATTAAGTGCATAGAAAAGAGCACCACTACCGACTATCTTGTTCATACAAGTAGTTATCCGTCTAGATTAATCGTCCAGTCACCTTTGGCATATTCACCATCAACACTTAGTAGCCATTGCTCACTGTCCCAGTAGTACTGCACTCCGGTGTTAAGATTTGTAGTATGTAAAGTAGTAACTACTTCATCATTGTATACTAAATTACCGGTACTTGCATCAAATATAATAAACCAATTAGCGCCGTCGTATTCGATAATATCATTTGCACCTGCAACAAAGTCTGAGTTGTCTGTGTTTTTCCAAGCATCAGCACCATCTGTATTAGTTGTGCTACCAATGTCTCCTAGCAGTAACAAACGTACTCCTGCTTTGCTAGTATCTGATTGTGGATCATAGCGTAACGGATCAATGATAAAGTCTATGCTAGAATACTGGTTAGCATCACGAGCAGGGCCTTGTATAGTGCTGTTACTAGGTAATGTATCTTTGTCCCAATCAATTACTAACTTAGTTTCGTCTAGGCTGTTAACAGTAATACGGCCTGCAACTAATCCACTAATATCAGGTTTTCTAAAATACATTATACTAAGACCAGGTCTATAGTTGCCGGGTATTTTAGAAAAGTACTCGGTCCACGTATTATTGCTAATAAGACCATTTTCTAGTATTTGCACTTCACCATTAAATATAAGCACACGTTCTTGTAAAGGATTATTAACAATTGTTTTGTTAGATCTTGTGATTTGAGTTCTAGGAGTTAGTACTCCGTCGCCATCATTTGGCATTGCTCCAGTATCTACTACTTGATCAGAATCATCACCACCGTCTATTTTATATGCTGGAGTCATTCCGCCTATACTGAATAAATTTGTACCTTCAAGCATTTTTTCAAAGTCATAATATCCGTCACCGTCAAAAATACTAGTAACAATATTAGTAACAACACCAAGGCGCTTAACCTTAGCAGGAGGACTAATATAAATTGGTGTACTAAATGTCATTTGTGCAACATCGATTTCGCTATCAACGCCTACTGGTATTGCACGGGAACTAAAATTAACACTGTCCATCATTACAGTAGTTAAACTAGTCCAGTCTAAGTAGTTGTCAGTTGTTTGAATATCTAAACTAGGATTAAACAGCATTAGTATTTGCTCCATAATCTGTAGTTTCATATCTGCATTAGTTGACCATATGTCTACGTTGACTGTTAACTTGTATGGTGTAGGCATCAATCGTTCAACAGTATATTGTTTACCTGGTTGATCAGTAAATCCACCAGCACCATCTGGAGCACGTTCTCTTACGTGACGTTTGTTTACATAACTAGCATCACTAGTTCTGTCACGATCCATTTCTAAACCTGTAATATATATGGCCATACGTGGCGCACTAGGAATTTTGTTTTCGGAGTTATCTCGTAATATTGAACTTACTTGTCTAGTTAAGTCACCGTACAATACTGGTACTTGTGTTTTTGTACCGTCTCCTGCTGCGTAACTAAAGTTACTAAACAATCGCATTAATTGTACAAGATACTTTCTTATTTGTCCGTCATAAAAATGTTCAGCCATTAGTTATCCGCCTGTGGTTTTAGTGCTTGTGACAGTGATTGACGCTGCTGTGTTCGGTCATTATGCAGAGTTAGACTAAACAGCCCTTCGTCCTTAATAGCACTTGCTGCCAGCGTAATACGCACTCTAGCAGTACCATTATCATCGTAACTAGTTAGCATACCTGAATTATCAGCAACAGTGTAGCTTATACGTCTAGCACCATCTCCTGTATCGTTGGTAAATTCTAGTTGTATATATTTTGCTGTTGTGTATGCAATTTCTGTATTAATAACAGTTTGACCTACAGCTAGACGCACAAAGTCTTGTGCAATTGGTGTGTTATATAGATATGTATTAACATCATTAATAAATGATCCACGGAGTGTTTGTGTAGTGCCGTTATTCATTGGAGCTCTCTTAACATCGTGTACTTTAAGCCAACGTTTGCCATCCCATCGAAACATACGCTGCGGCAAAAAGTCTGTTCTTAAAAAGTAATCGCCTTCTACACTGTTTAATGGAAAACTAATACCGCTTGAGAAGTTGCTACCATTAGGAGCAAATTCATCGCCAATTAATAAACCGTTGTATCCAGATGTAGTTGGAGTTGCTTTGTCAGTAATGGTACTGCCGTCTGCATCAACTTGTTGTACTTTGGCTCTACCTGTAGTTTCGTCCAATGCAAGTGTGTAATAACTATCATCAACATCGTAACCACTTTTAGGAGTGTTTGCTTCAGCTTCCGCAACAACTGCGTTATTAACATTCATTTCTGCTTCAAACGTTGATAACACATCACGTAGTGTACCATCTTCTGGATAGTCTTCACTTGCAGGTAAATCAAGTATATCTTTGTATTCTTGACTGTCTACTATTTGTTTTAATTTAAGTCTATATAAATGCGGATACCAAGTAGGTGAAAATCCTTCCGCTGCTCTGTTAATATCTTCAATAACATAAAAACGTTTTAGTGCTACACTAAAATCGTTTAGTGCATACTCGTCTTTTAAGTGGGGAAGTTCTATAACATCTCCGGGCATAAGTTTACGTCCTATTGATTCTACAGATGTTGTAATATGCACAGTCATAAACAATGTGTCATTACTTAAAAACAATCCAAATTGACTTAAATCAAAATCAATGTCTTGTACATTATAAATGCCTCTTAGAGTATAGATATCTTTATCATACTTTCTATCTCTATTTTCTAAGAACAGCATATCTTGAATCTGTGTATGATCCTTTGCAGTTGTTCCGTCATTCGTACCAATGTATTTGTGGACAAACAGGTCTGTTCCACCTATGGTAAACATTTCATTAATTTGGCGATCTAAGAATTTAAAGTCTTTTCCGCGTTCTGGTTTATATAAACTTAATCTTGGCATATACATATTTATCGTTAAGATAGGACTTACGATAAATACTATGACGGAGAAACTTAAATGGCAGTTGAACAAACACAAAAACAAGCAATATTTGATTATGTAAACGCTTTCTTAGGCGGAGGTATGGTTGATGTTGAACTTGACCCGATACATTACGATACTGCTTTATCTAAAGCACTTAGTAAATTTAGACAACGAAGTGATAATTCAGTTGAAGAATCCTATATGTTTATGCACACTGTCGAAGATCAAAACGAATATACGCTACCGAACGAAGTTATGGAAGTACGTAAATTATTCCGTAGAAGTATTGGTTCGCGCAGCGGCGGCGGAGATGGTGGCACACTATTCGAACCGTTCAATATGGCATACACAAACACATATTTGCTAAGTTCTAGTAATTTAGGCGGACTAGCAACATATGATATGTTTAGTCAGTACCAAGAACTAGTAGGAAGAATGTTTGGTTCATTTATCGAATTTAAATGGAACACAACTAGTAAAAAATTAACTCTACTACAACGTCCTAGAACAAATGAAACATTGTTACTGTATTGTTACAATTATCGTCCTGATAGTGAATTACTAACAGACTATCTAGCAAGTCAATGGATTAAAGATTACACCCTAGCAAGTTGTAAATATATGCTAGGCGAAGCACGTTCAAAGTTTGCTACTATTGCAGGTCCACAAGGTGGCTCAGCACTTAATGGCGATGCCCTCAAACAGGAAGCAGCAGCCGAAATGGAAAAACTAGAACTGGAACTAACAATGGCAGTTGCTGGTGGCACTGGCTACGGATTTACAATAGGCTAAAAACGACCAAAGTTGGCGCTAACATCTTGTTATATTGTAAATACAGTATGTAACAAGGAGAAGCAACAATGTGTTCACCATTTGTACGTAGAGAAGCTAACCGATTTAATTGGATAATTAAAGGCAAGCTAATCGATCCATCCTGGTCCGACGATTCCGTCGAAAAAACTTATAATTCATATTTTAAACGATTGTGGGGCAACAACGAAAGTTATCTTCACGAAGAAGGTTTTGATCGAGCTTATGCAGAACGCGAAGCACAGGTGTACTTAGACGATATAAACACTGTTGCTGTTTTGGGCGGCCATTACGATTAAAGGTTGACAACCATTACAAACTAAGCTATAATACACTTATATTCTAAAAGGAGTAATGTGTGTTACCAAAGTTATTAGTTGTAGGCCACGGCCGTCACGGCAAAGATACTGTTTGTGAGATATTAGAATCTTATGGATATAAATTTGAATCAAGTTCAAAATTTTGTTCTGAGTTGTTTATTTTTGATGAACTAAAGGACAAGTACAATTATGCCGATGAAGAAGAGTGTTATGCAGACAGACACAATCATCGTGCAGAGTGGTACAATATGATTCACAATTACTGCAAAGACGACTTAGCAAGATTAGGACGTAATTTATTTAAGAATCATAATATCTATTGCGGCTTGCGTAACAGGCGTGAATTTTTTGCAATGCAAAACGAAGAAATTTTTGACTATGCTATTTGGGTTGACCGCACAGATCATCTACCTAAAGAAGATGCAAGCTCAATGAGTATTGAACAATGGATGTGTAATTATACAATTGACAACAATGGTGATTTAAATAGACTTAAAAAGAATGTAGATATTCTAATGAAGACACTATTTAAAAATCAGGGATTAGATCTCCCTGCTTCCAGCGGCTACCTTCTTTCTGAAGTGTTCGTTGACAGTTAGCACAAATAGTTTTTAAGTTATTAGAACGGCAATTTGTTAAATCACCGTCAGTATGGAATACATTAAACTGTTCCGGATGCTTTGACTTAAATCCACATTTCTCACATACTTCTTTCTTTTCGTAACCGGCACGTTTCCATTTAGGTATACCGTGTCCTAATCCACTACGTAAACATCGTTCACATAAGCTACGATAGTAGGTTTTATTGCCTTTTTTGTAATTTATGGCTGCAGGACGGTGGCCGCATTTGCATAATGGTCTCATATTGTATTTACCTCACCTTTATGGTACCTTTTTATAGGTGTTTTAAGCATTGAAAAATAGAATAGATGCTAAATAATAGTAACGAATGCTCACACTTTAAATTAGGAGAAATAATATGGCACTAACATCACCCGGAGTACAGGTTAGCGTAGTAGACGAAAGTTTTTACACCCCCGCTGAACCAGGTACGGTCCCAATGATTTTCGTCGCTTGCGCTACAAATAAAACTAACGGCGCTGGCACTGGTATAGCTCCAGGTACGTTAAAAGCTAACGCAGGTACACCTTACTTACTTACATCACAACGTGATTTAACAGAAACCTTTGGTGACCCGATTTTTTATACAGATGCTAATAATAATGCAATACACGGCGGAGAACTAAATGAATATGGTTTACAAGCAGCGTACTCATTACTTGGTGTTTCAAACAGAGCTTGGGTTGTACGTGCAGACGTAGACCTAGGTGCATTGAAAGCTAGTGCAACAGCACCAGCAGGTGATCCTGCAAATGGTGCATACTGGGTAGACACTGCTTCAACTGCATTTGGTATTTTTGAATGGAACGGCGAAGCAATTACTTCCACAGGCGGACAAAGTTTTGGTGTAAAAACACCAATAGTAGTTACACTTGCATCACAAATTGCTGCTGGTGTACCTAAAGGCTCAGTAGGAGCAATTGGCGACTATGCTGTTGTTGCAGGACAAGATACTACGTATACTGTGTTCTACAAAAACTATTTAGGCGACTGGGTTAAAGTAGGTACAACTGCTTGGACTGGCACAGTACCAACTGTTACAGGCGGCGCAGTAACAACAATTACTAACGGACTTACATTTACAATTGACAGCGAAACAGTTACAACAGGCGGAACAGACGTTGATGCAGTTGTTACAGCAATTAACAATGTATCTAATTTATCAAACGCAGGTGTTTCAGCAGCAAATGTTAACGGACAACTTGCTATTTTTAATACTGGTGCAAATGCAACAAGTGTTGTAATTGCAGAAGGAACTGGATTACTAGCACAAGTAGCAATCACAGCAGGAACTTATGCAATACCAGAACTAGCAATTGATCCACACACATCAGTTCCACAATGGAAAGCAGCAGCAACTACACCTCGTCCAACAGGCAGTGTTTGGTTAAAAACAACAGAAGCAAACAGTGGCGCACGTTGGAGAGTTAAAGTTTGGAATTCTGCAACAGAATTATGGGACTTAGTAACTGCACCTATACACGCTGATAATGCAAGTGCATTAGTAGCACTTGATAAAGCAGGCGGCGGCGTTAATCTTGCACTAGGCGATCTTTATGTACAGTCTAACTGGACAGAAGCAGCTGATAAACTAGCAGAATTTAAAATCTTCCGTAGATCAGCATCAGGCGCTTCAACAGTAACATCAAGTATAGTTGCAACACAGATTAGTGCTGGTTCAACTAGCTTTACACTTGCAGAAACAATTGCAGGCTCTGCAACAAAAGTATCAGCTGTCGTTACATTTATAGCTACTGGCGCAGCAGGCGATGCTGAATTAATTGCTGATGGAATTAACAGTGCTGGACTTACAAATGTTGTTGCTTCAGTTGATGCAAACAACAAAGTTGTAATTTCACACACTAAAGGCGGCGATGTTGATATTACTGATACATCTGGCGCACTAGCAGATATTGGTATTACAGCAGCTAAGATTAGTAACTGGAAAGTACTTTCAGCATTTACTGCTTCAGCAACAGCTCCAACATCAACAACAGCAGACGGTACATTATGGTACAGTTCAGTAGTTGACGAAGTTGATATGATGTATCACAATGGTACAACTTGGGTTGGCTATAACGATGCTACTGCTTTTCCAAGTGCAAAAATTACTACAGCAGCAACTGAACCAACTACTAGCTTAGTAGCAAACGATATTTGGATTAGTACAGCAGATTTAGAAAACTATCCAACAATTTATCGTTACAGTGCTGATCTTACAAAATGGGTATTGATTGACAAGTCAGATCAAACTACTGAAGATGGTGTTTTATTTGCTGATGCACGTTACAGTACAGACGGCAGTGCTACTGAATCAACTATTGCTGAAATGCTATTAAGTAACTTTTTAGACACAGATGCTCCAGATCCAGCACTATATCCACAAGGTATGTTACTATGGAACTTACGTAGAAGCGGATTCAACGTTAAGAAATATGTACGTAACTATGTTGATATTACAGCTGATAATATTAGAATGGGCGATGTAAGTATGGCAGCATACAGTCCAGATCGTTGGGTTACTGAATCAGGAAACCAAGAAGATGGTAGTGGATCATTTGGACGTCACGCACAGCGTAAAGTTGTTGTGCAAGGATTACAATCTGAAATGAACAGTAACCAAGACATTAGAGATGATGAATCAAGAATCTTTAACGTTATGGCAACACCTGGTTATTCAGAGCTAATTGGCGAAATGATTAGTTTAAACCTTGATAGAGGCCTAAGTGCATTTATCGTAGGTGACACACCAGCAAGATTAACATCAGACGCAACATCACTTAATGAGTGGGGTCAAAATACTAAACTTGCAGTTGAAGATAACGATGACGGACTTGTATCAAGAGACGAATACTTGGGTATGTTTTACCCTTGGGGCTTCACAAGTGACAACGCAGGCAACAATGTAGTTGTTCCGCCAAGTCATATGATGCTACGTACAATTGCACTTAGTGATCAAGTTAGCTATCCTTGGTTTGCACCAGCAGGCACAAGACGCGGCGGCGTAACTAATGCTACAGCAACAGGTTATGTTAATAGCAGTGGCGAGTTTGTTTCAATTGCATTAAACGAAGGACAACGTG